AAGTCCTTCATGCCACCCAAGTGAATCCTTTGACGTTACATCTGCCTCATCGACCGACCTGTTTAACGTGGCTCCTCTTTGACCACCTACTGCTGTCCATGTTGGGCTTGTTTCGGTGCCCGTGTTTACCTGAATTAAAAAAGTTACACCACTTACTCCTGCCATATTCATATACCTCCTTATTACTCTTGTATTTTGAACCTAAACCTGATAACTGCATGCCTGTATCCGCCAGGCTCTCGTATTACTTCTGTCATCTCAAGAGTGGCTATTACCACGTAAAAGCCCTCAAGCTCAAGCGGCTGGGACGTTATAGCTTGTACAACCTCATCTGTTATTTGCTTAACTTCCTTAGCCCCTTCGTAGTCGCTCCAGATATGCAAGGTGTGTGTGACCTCTTGCCCATTTTCTAGCTTCGTACTCCAGTCAATTGCCGTATCCTCTCCAATTGTTACGTAGGGCATCTGAGCCCCCTGCGGCACAGCGTCATACACTGGACAATCTAAGTTTTGGCGCAATCTGTCATATAACGCTTTCTGCAACGCTAACAGCGGTGACCTCATTCCAATTCACCCTTAATGATAATCTCCAGCCCTTTTGCTAACCTAGGTCTCTCTTCTTCAGCTGCCGGTGTCATGTATGGTCTCGCTCTCATCTTGCGGGTACCGAATTCCACAAATATCGCATAGGGCATATGTGGAGCTATTTCCGCTGACATCTCACCGTACAGGTCCACAGTTATGGAATTTCTTAAAGCTCCAGTACGTACAGGGCATCTTCTCTTCGCGGACGCTTGTATTCTTAAAGCTGAAGCCCCAATTTCTTCTTTAACAGCTTTCTTAACCTTCTCAGACATTCTGCCGAGATTAGCCACTGTTTCTTTTTGCCCATTAACGCCGATACTAATAGTTATCATGCTACCACCTCAGAGCATAACAGTTCCAAGCTCTCGTGTCGTTCTTCTGGGTCAATTATTGCTTCTATATCAAAAGACCTGTTGTCAAATACTATTCTCATCTCTGGCTTTATCCCACTCATCTACCTTATCCTAATCCTGTGCGTTAGTTCTGCTTTTACCTGCTGCGCCGCGTACAGTTCTCTGCCCTTCAGTGGCTCAACAGAAGACCACACAGTAGCTACATCCTTCCAAGTGCTAGTAACACCGCCGTAGCCATCTGGTACAGTAACCTTTTCCTGTATCGTTATCCTGTGCCTCAGCTTTCCTATCTTCATAGTTGGAAGACCCTGTATGGTTTTAAGAGTTCCTTTGCCTCAGCCGATACTCCACCACTTTCTCTGTTTTCGTACAATCCTGCTACTGTTATTAATATCGCCTGCCTAATATCACGTGGCACATCCTGGGCAGTATTCCCATACCCAGCTGCATAGGTTATAGCTATGCCATCTGCTTTTGTTGTATAAACGGGAGTAATAACGTATAGGATGTCTTCAGGTAGCAGTGCATACCTGTTATCTGGCAAAGCCTCTCCATTAACAGTTATGCTATCTATTCTCTGCACTGGAGGATAAGGAAGGTACAGCTTGTTAGCTATTACGTGTGTTTTAATCTCCCAGGTTTGTGTTATAAAGGATCGTGCTGTGTACTTTTCAGCGTACAATCTGGCAGCTGAGATAAGAGAGGATAACAGCTCATCTTCTTCATCCGAATCTATCCTAAGGAATATCTTTGCTTCTTCTAGTGTTATCGGCTCTATGCTTGGAGGTGTTATCAGCTTTGCTGTCATCTTCTTTCACCTCCGATGGCCCGTCTAAACTCTTATCCTGTTCTGCGACCCCTGCTAATATCCACGCTCTAGCTGTTTTCTCATCAATATCGACAACTGCCCCAGCATTATAAACACTACCGGCAATTCCCACTGAGTGGAGCATCCTAATTCTCACATTGTTCACCTTTCTAAGTTACCGTGACGTGTAGAACTCTCAGCGCGTTTGGTCTGATTACTCCACCACCGACCCTGTAGTGTACTCTGAATCCAATAAGCCCAGACNCAGCGTAAAGCTCAGTTAAGCGCTGAATGGTTATGCCTAGTCTGTCAAGTATTCTGTAACCGCTTCTTAAGTCTCCGAATATTGCCACATCTGCTGGTTCAGTTCCTGCTGGTATGGAAGGAATGTCTTCCTGGTTGTACACTGGGAACCCGGCAAAGGTGTTCGGTCTACCCGCTTGGAGAGAAGGCTGCCATAGGTACTGACCATTAGTGTCCTTAAGCAGCCTTAACGCTAGCTCAGTCTGAGAGTTAACAAGCAGTACTCCATTCCTTCTATATTGTGCCGGTACAGCGTAAATAAGAGACAGAATGTCGTCTGTGGTAATACCTTTTACAACCGTACCATTTATTTTCTGCACACCAGCCGATTTTAAAATGCCTTGTGGTTCTTTACTGGCATGTCCAGCACCTATCACAAAGGCCCTATCTTCAGCTTCTGCAATTGCTCGTGCAAAAGAGTCAACGATCAAGCTTTCAAGCGCAACGTCGGTATCCATCAGCTCGTCTTCACCTATTTTTACTAGACCATAAAGGTCTTCAACATAGTGATATTCGTCACTTGGCACAAGATACGAGCTTGGTTCTGCAAGTGCAGTCGTGGAAGTTTCTAATTTGCCCCACCCTACCTGCACCTCAGTTAAGCTACGCGATCTGATCCTGTCCGAACGCACTTGTCTAACAGTTGCAAGGCCACGTATTACGGAAATACGCGGTAATTCTCTGTATACCTCTGCCTCTAATTCCTCAGGCACAAGTATTTGCCCAGTCGGATCCTCTACTAATTTCTTCCGCTCAGTCGGTTCGAGGCCCGCCTTACCTTCGCGCAGAAATTTGAAGAATACCGACTTGTTTTCGCTGTTTTCAGCAACGCTGTCAGCTACTACCGGTCTTTTGATCATCGTTTCGAGCTGTGCAATGCGATCGTTTATTTTCTTTTCAAACTCTTCAAACTCAGCCTTTGTGTACAGGCCCTGTTCCTTTTGCTCGAACTTCTCCCTCAGTTCCTTAACTAAGCTCTGAAGTTCCACTACTTTTTCATCCATTCTTATAGTACCTCCTTCAATTTTCTAAGTTCCTTAATTGCTTCTTCCAGCAAGCGACTTTCTAACTCGCCATCACTCTGCGGCTTCTCTTCTTGCTGAGTGGAATTATCCGGCTCAGCTTTCCCAAGAAGTGCATTCAGGCTTTGTATCGCTTGTTCGATTAAGGCAGTGTTCATTGTTTCATTCGTTCTGCCTGCCTTAATTTCCCCCGCTGCCCCTATTATACCGTAAAGCAGCAGGTCCAAGCCACTACTTTCCGAACTCCATGGAGGTGTTCTGTCCATCTTCTCATAGTATCGTGCAAGGTGGTTCTTAACACCGGCAATATCTCTATCAGGAATATCTACACCACCTCTAGAGCCTTGCACAGCAGCTGCAGCAGCGAATATGCCCCGAGGTACAGCCTTTAACCTACCATCTATCACATCCGCAATCGGTAGTTTGTAAGAGCCAAACAGCTCTGGGTTCTCTGAGTCGTACCATACAAAAGCCCTGCGGTACTTTTCCCAATCCATGTTATCTTCTCCACCAGCCCATTCCCTTACTCTCATCCTTGCAGCATTTCCATCCCAGGGTGTCTCCATATCAGCCAGTGGAAGGTCTTGAAACGGTACAACAGCTTTAATGCTCTCAACCTGGGCAAGTGGGTTAGCAGGGAATGTTACCAGTGACCACTCCCATAGCCTTATTTCCTTCAGTTTTCTGGTTGTACCTTCCCAAGCCTCTTTTATCGTATCGTAGCCAATCGATAGCCCACGCAGTACCCCCTGCTTTATCAATGCGTATGCTTCACGTCCACGTGCTGTTTCTAGGTTTAATTGCCCTTTTACCCTAAGCCCCTTGTTATCCTCTACCGCTGCAACAGTTAGTCCTATCGGTTCTGCAGGATTGTGCTGCCAGAGTATTGGAAGCTGTGGATTCTCTTGCAACGTCTTTCTAAAAGCCCCAGGCTCAATAACGTCACCAGTCCTGTCAATATTTCCAAACACAGCCGCGTAACCTTCGAATATCCCTTGTTCGTCAATGTCCTTAACTTCAAACTTAA